GCCGCGGAACAGGGGCTAGGTCGGCAAACCGCCAATGTGGGTGCGCAACGCTTTGATGCGGGCAGAGCACTGACGGCGCAACAGATGGCTGCTGCTCAGGCACAGGAAAACGCCGCACAACGCAGAATTTCTACTCTCGGCACCACCGCGTCTCAACGCCTAGCGGCACAAAATCAGCTTGCCCAACAACAATTGACAGCTGCGCAGCAAAGGTTAGGCGCAGGCACCAATTTGGCGCAAGCCCGTCAAGATCAAGCTGGCCAACTTCTGGGTGCCGGCACCAATTTAGCGCAAAACGTATTAGGTCTCGGGCAAGCTGCGACTCAAGGATTAAATCAAGCCGCTACCCAAGGTTTGGGTGCGGCGGGGCAGGTGGCGCAAGGCTTCGGCAACTTAGGTGCGGCACAAGCGAATTTGGGCAACACCTTGGGCAGCGCTCAGATGGGCCTTGCGTCAAATCTTTCCAATGCGTATGGAGGCTTTGGCGCGAACCAGGCCGATGCTTCAATATCCCAAGCTAGAGGATTAGCGAGCTTGGGTCAAACTGCACAGACCGCAGGAATTCAAAACGTGAATGTGTTGTCGCAGCTTGGTGCGCAGCAACAGGCCAATCAACAAGCGATGCTAGACGCGCAATATCAAGCTCAACTCCAAGCACAACAAGCTCCCCTTGCCCAGTTCTCTGCACTGCTGCCCTTTGTTACGGCGGCAGGTAGTCAAACGCGCCCAGGTCAAACTCAGACCGTTTTCCAGCCCGCACCGAATCCGTTACAAGCAGCGATTGGGAGTGCCACTGGCGTTTTAGGGGCTCTCGGAAATTATCAAAATCAACAGCAGGCTTTAACTCAAAACCAACAGCTTTTGAATCAACAGGCACAACAGATGGGGTTGCCGCCACAACAGACAGTGCCGCCACAACAGACAGTGCCGCCACAACAGACCGGCCCCGCTTACCCTATGTATTTCCCAGGGTATACGCCGCTGCCTCAGGTCAATCCGAATCAGCCCTTTCAATTCCCCGTGCCCGGGCAAGGCAACTACGCATGAATATAGGACCGCCAGGAATCGTAGAGGATGAGGAGATGGAGTTGTTTAAATCAGTCAACCCCTTCGCGCTCAGTCCGATGCCGACTACGGCCGATGACACAACTCAGAGGATTCTTTCCCTGCAGGAGCTGATAACTAAGCCCACCATGACACAAGCAGATTACGCTGCTCGGTTAAACGTCGCCACACCTCCACCCCGCACTCCCAATTTCTATGACCTGATGACAGATATCAGTAGATCAATGGCGGAGGCGCCTGCTGACGCGGGTCCGTTCACCGCTATGGCTGGCGGCTTTAACACTTGGTCAGACCGAATTAGTAAAAATAGAGAGGAGCAGCAAAAATACACCCAATCCATTGCTTTGGAAGCCGCCAAGCTCGCCTTAGAGGATGAGAGAAAAGCCGATCAAAAGTTGCGTGAGTTTGCCATGGAGGCTTATCTCACGGAACTTGACGATCCTGATGTTGAGTACATAGCTATTCAATACGATGAAAAAGACGCTGCTGGTAATTTCACGGGCAGAAAAGTACAGCGAACATTCAATTCTGTAACCCAAAGAGCCGAAATAAATAAGGTTTTCACCGAGCAAAATGGTGTGCCGCTTGACGATCTGCCAGACCCAACGGTTGAGGGTGAGGGTGACAAGGGCGCTTGGAAGAGTCTTGAGAAAACACAAACAGAATTAGGCGACTTGACCAGACAAATGCGCGCTAAACAAGGCACGATTTTGGAAGCGAAGGCTCTCGCGGCGCAGATACCAGAAGATCAATTTGGCTTCGCTAGTGAAGCTCTTTTGCCTTTTCAAGCTTTGCTTGCTGATATTGCACCTTGGGCTCTATCTAAAGAAACTTTGGATAGTTTGGCTCCACGTCAAGCGATGGCGGCGCTTACCATACAATTTACGCTTGCAAATGTCGCACAGACTAAAGGCGCTGTCTCAAACGCAGAAATGGATTTGTTCAAGCAGGCCGCTCCATATCTTGGGCAAACGTACGAGGGTTTTTTACTTAGCCTTGCTATACAAGAAAAAATTGCGGCTAAGGCAATTGCCTACGAGCAAGCATACATGGACGAGTTTCAAAGGTATTTACAAGAAAAAAGTGAGGGTGGGCGCAGGCCGCAAGGCTTAGATGTCCGAGTCCACATGGGTCAATGGACCTCTGATTATGAGCAAACGGATGCCGCTAAATTTTTGACCGAGCAAGAGAAAAAGGCTATTGACAGAATTACTAATCAACAAAAAGAGCTGGGGATGCTAGGAGAATCTGGAGGCTTAGCATTCGACAATATAGATAATTTTGAGGAGCGAAGAAAACAATATCAAGAGGAAATAAAAGCAAGAGCTGCGCGGAGAGATCAAAAAGACAAGGCAGCTCAGCCACCTCTTGATTTGAGTCAATATCCTCAAGAGATTCAAAACCTTATAGCCGAGGTTCTTAGAAATCCTGACTTGAGCCCTAAACAAAAACAAAAAGAAATACAAGGCATCATTGATGAGGTCAACAGGTAGTGTCTTACAGAGACAGAGCGGCCGCGATTATGCGCGCAAACAGGCAGTCGGACGATCCTACTTACGCTTTCCGAAAAGCCAAGGCATCTTTATTTTTTGATGATGACGCGATGCTGGAGTTCTTGGCGGCAGAGCGTTTTCCAAACGACTCTCTCGGGGCGCTACGATATTCCATTGAGGACGGAGAAATATTTTACGAAGACCCCGAGACGGGAGAAAAGAAAAAAGAGTTTGTGCGGCCGCAGGACGCTTCGCTTTTTGACGAATATTTGTATCCGAACATCGCGCCAGTTGCGACCTTCGGCTTTGATGTAGCCGGAAGCATGGCAGGCGCCACCAAAGGATTTCAAAAAAGCGCAGAGATCGTAAAAAATTTAGGAATCAAAAACCCTTACTTAGCCGGCGCACTCACCCTAGGCGGTACAGCTTTGGGTGGAGGCGCTGGCGCCTTTGGTGCTGGCTTGGTTCCCCGCGCCGGCAGAGTTGCTGCGGCCAATTATTTTTACAACACGCCGCCAGAGGAGCTCGCTGCAGCAGCGCGAGATTTAGGAATATCCACCGCCTTCTCTCTTTACCCCTTCGGGGCTGGACCCACCGCACAAGTTGTCAGCAAATTTGGGGGTAGAGAAAAAGCGCTTAGAAATCTGTTTGAATTAAAGACTGACGTTCAAGGCGTAATCGATGAGGCGCGCAAGCTAGGCATCGACCTCTCTGTTGCAGAGGCAGCAATCGTTAAAAATGGCACCGCGAAGCGAGCTGCTGATATTCAGTTTTTTCTGAGCAAGCAGCCTCAAATACAAAAAGTTCACGACTTCTATCAAAACCGCGCAGCCCGGGCCAGAGAGGCAGTGATTTCCTTTGCCGACTCCATGGCAAATGTTGGCAAACAGTTTGGGTCGCCACAAGAACGGGTGACCCAGGCCGCTAATAGCGCGATCAAAATGTTGAGTGAAAGGCGCCAAGTAAGAGCCAGTAAAATTTATGACGCCCTACGCGAAGAGGGCGTGCAAGTTGATTTAAATCCTTTTATTGCTGAGTTGAGCTCCGTCATTAACGATCCAAAGACAGGCGCGAATGTCAGAAAGGTTCATGAGGACTTTCGATCTGCGCTGTTTGAGCAGAAAAGAAACCCTAAAGGAAAGTTTGTTGAAGATTACGACGCCCCCTTGACCGATTTAATGGTGCTCAGCGATCGCAGAAATGATGAACTTGCGAAACTTGTTAAGAACGCGAAAGACGACAACCTTGAGCGCATTGCAGCTGCTTTGCGGGACTCTCTTACCGATGAGCTGGATAGAGCTAACGAGGCTTACGCTTTTGCGCGACGTGTTTACGATCCCTCTAAGCCTGCGGCAGAGGCGATCGAAAGATCTGCAATTGGTCGCATGAGCGGATTGTTTGAAAAAGGGGCTGATGACAAGCGGGTAGCAAGGGCATTGAAGGACATTTTCGATCCCAACCTATCCCCTAGATCCATGAGAAATGTCAGGAGGGTGTTAGAGACGGTAGACCCTGGCGGCTGGCAGGAAGTTAAAAAGTTTTACATTAACGATCGCCTTGCCCAAGCTACGACTCAGAATTTAGAGGGGGGTATGCCAAGCTTCCAAAGGGTTTTTGCAGCGCCTAAAGAACGAACGCTACTTGGCGAGATGTTTAGCCCAGAGGAGTTTGACAGCTTTTATAGGATAAACGACTTACTAGGAACTGCATTTAACGCAGTCAAAAGGGGTGGCTCAGACACCCAGCCCCTTCTCACCCTAGAGAAAGAATTGTCCTCTGATGCCGCCCCTTTGAAGGGTAAAGCTCTGAACTTGGCTTTGAGCATAGTGAGATTACCCGGCAGAATCTTACAAGGCACTATAGGCGACGATCTAGTGGCAGGGATCAGTCGAAGACAACAAGAGGCGTATTTGAACACTTTAGCTGATGTCATGTTTGACCCTGACGGGATGAAAACGCTGGATGAGGTTTTCAATTACTTCAACACCACAGAGTATGGAGTCAAGCAAGCAGCTACCCGGGGTGCCGCGGAAGCGATTGGAACGATGACTGAAGACAGGGAAAGGTTTTATGAGCCTACTCAGCGCATGGACGAGCAAGAGATGCAGCGAGATAGAAGCAGCTTGAATATGATCGATCCCTTTTCTCCCTTGCCATCCACGATGATTAGTCCGCCTACTGGTGTTACGCCTCCCACACTTTCTCCCACCTTGCTTCCCGATGAAGAGGATAGGCTTATTGCGGCTCGGCAGGCAGGGATTGGGGGGTTGCTGGCATAGCTTCCACAGCCTCATCTGCTGATAGTCTGCCAACAATCAGGGCGCTTTCCACGCTCCAATCCAGCTCGTAACCCATTAAGAGATCGCCGGCGTCTATCACTAGGTTACGGCTCATCAACCGCATCAGCGCCATTTGCTGGTGCAGGGTCATACGACTGAAAAGATCAATAATCTCCGTGCTCTCTAGTACAGGCTGATAAGCCTGGGGTACTTTTTTCTGCTTGCTTTTAAAAAGCTTCATCGATCCTCCAAACTCAAATCGAGTCGATCGAACTCTTCCTCAATCAACATTCTCAGCTGCGTAATCTTGGACCGACGCTGATCCGCACAAATGCGTGAAAGCATTTCGTATGTGACGGGATCAACGGCCAGCGTCTTGCGCTGCTCGCGATTGGCGACTGGAGTCGTTGTTACTTCTTCCATGTCTAGCCCCTCTTTGCTAACCTACTGTTACAACGAATAGTACAGTGGCACAACAATATGTACAAGTTCAGTAATTACCTGCTTTCGATGCAATCTCATTGGATGGTTCATCAGCCAGTGTACGAAGCAGCGCAGGAATCATCGCCGCTGATTGCAAAATTCCAGGCAAGCCAAGGCACAGAAGATCTCGAGCCCCTGCCAATAAAACAGCACATCAAAAAATTATTTCCAGACATCTATCGAGCGCCGCTGCTTCGCCGGCAGTACTGCAAAATGTTGGTTGAAGAAATCGAGGAGATGAAAGAAATGGGTCTGTTTGCGGTGAACGATGAAGAGGACCAGCTGCGACAGATTCCAGAAATCGTGCTCAGAAACAAAGTGCCGGAGCTCTATCGGACGATGTACTTCTTGGTGCAAAGCGTGCTACAGCCCATCTTCTTCCAGCTCTACCACCGCAACTGTGCAGACATTGCCTCAATCCAGCTGGCCAACTACAACATCCGCGACAAGCAACAGGGTGCCTGGCACCACGATGAGAGCTCAGACATCAGTGTGGTTGTGCCCCTCAACTCTGGCGATTACGACGGCGGCGGCACAGAGTTTCACGGTGCCGGCAAACTGAAGCCGCTACCGACTGGGCACGCGCTCATCTTCCCATCATTTACAAAATTGCACCGCGGGTTGCCGGTTGCCCGAGGCGATCGTTATCTCCTGGTTTTTTGGCTATATGACCGAGATCGGCTGCAAAGTCGCGCTAAGTTGCTGTTATCTCAATGAATAATAATTGTTGCAACCTGTTGCATAACGACACGGAAGCTGTCATACTTCTCTTGTGGTCGGAATGGTCCTGGCCAGAACGGAGAAAACGGTGATTTAAATTTTTTATGAGGGAGCAACATCATGTGTACCAAGTTTGAGGTAGGCGACAAAGTTAGAAGCACAGTAGATTGCAAAGCTATGGGTGCAGAGTGGCTTGCGGTCATCATAGAAAAGGTGAGTGAGGAATGTTTTATCACCGCTGGACGATGGTTCCCTTACGCAAAAGATGACCCGCGATACGACGAGTCAGCCATGCTGAACCCCAATACTTGGGCAAATTTCGATCCGGCTGACACTACCATTTTCGGAATGCAGTTACGGGCTACAAGTCTTGAACATGCCGACCAAGACTCTTTGGTGCATATCAGAAGCGAAATTGAAAATGTTGATGGCGCCGACCATGAGGTGTGGCGAGCCTATCAAGTAGAGTTTAAGGATAGGGGTCGTGGTCAGACGTGGGTGCCAGAATTTAGGCACGGCATCTGTGTAGACGAAGTTTATGTGGAAGGCACCGCCTCTTTCAGCAGAGCTGATTGTGAGGACAATCTCAATCGCTGGTAACTCTTAAAAGGACAAATCCATGAGGTATGGTTCAGTCTGTAGCGGCATTGAGGCCGCTACTTCCGCTTGGCACTCACTTGGTTGGGTGCCTTCTTTTTTTTCAGAAATAGAAGAATTTCCGCGTCGAGTGCTGGAACATCATTATCCTGATGTGCCGCTACACGGCGATTTCACCACTATCGGAGCAGATGATTATGGATCAATTGAGCTTCTTGTCGGAGGAACCCCCTGTCAATCTTTCTCAATCGCAGGACTCAGAGGAGGAATGGATGACGAGCGCGGTAACCTGGCCCTTGAATATCTTAAGCTGGCTGACAGAAAAAGGCCCCGCTGGCTGGTCTGGGAGAACGTCCCTGGCGTGTTGTCTTCAAATGGAGGACGGGACTTTGGCGCCTTCCTCGGAGGCTTGGCCGAACTCCGGTATGGGTGGGCCTACAGAATCCTTGATGCTCAGTACTTCGGAGTTCCCCAGCGGCGCCGCCGTGTGTTCGTTGTCGGATATCTTGGAGATTGGCGACCTGCCGCCGCGGTTCTCTTTGAGCGCCACAGCTTGCAAGGGCATCCTGCGCCGCGCAGACAGGAAGGGGAAAGAGTTGCCCCCGCAGTTACGGTCGGCTCTCCTTTTAGTAGCACAGGGAACGAGCGAGTAGAAGCGGAAGCCATGATACCTATCGGAACTGCTCACACACTGCGAGGTGAGGGCTTCGATGCGAGTGAAGATGGCACGGGTAGAGGAACCCCACTGGTGCTGGTTGATCTACCGGACACCGCTAACACACTGACAAGCCGCATGAGTAAAGGCATCAACACAGAGGCGAACGAGGGACAGACGCCGCTGGCTTTTCAATCAACCGCTGGGGGTGGCGATGCACACGCAGCAGGAGAAAAGGTATCCCCATCGTTGAGGGCGTCTGATCCTATGGCCGTGGCGCTACAGACTGCCAATACCAACGCAAACGGTCGCGGCGTCTCAGAAGAGACCGCCTACACCCTGGACTCTACGAACGGACAAGCGGTTGCTCATAGCTCGCATTGGGATACGCTGGACAATCCCCACCCAACTCTCAATTCTGGTGCGAGCGTGTCAGGATCGCCAGGCTATTCAGATCAAGAGATATTTTCGCAAGGCGGAGCAGGATCAGTTCCCACGGCTGGCTTCGCTCAAAATTCGCGCGAGGAAGTAAGAGAAATGCCGTACTCAGGCGCTTTGTCTGCAGCCCCAGGCATGAAGCAGACAACCCATTTGCGCCAAGGCTTGAGCGTCAGAAGGCTGACACCGCGAGAATATGAGCGGCTGCAAGGCTTTCCGGACGATTACACCATGATCAGCTACCGAAATAAGCCAGCAGAGAACTGCCCAGACGGCCCAAGGTACAAGGCGCTGGGCAACTCAATGGCCGTGCCGGTCATGCGTTGGATCGGTGAACGAATACAGCATGTAGAAGATATACAGGGAGACAATTGATGATGAACGAGATACATGAAGGGATTTGGGCAGTAATTGTGGTGGCAATAATCGCAGTGCTCTTAGGATTGGTTGGGGAGTCAGACTACCAAGAGGAACTAAGCCAACAGCAGATTTATTGCGATCAGGTGGCAAAGCATCGACAATCGGGTGGGCAGTTTGGCTGGCCTGACTACCGGCAATCTGCTGCGGAGGAGTGCAAGTGAAAATAATGTGCAGCGAGTGTGGCCGTGTGGGGTATCATCACCCCAACTGCCCTGACTATGAGGATCCTGAGCCAGAGGAGCAGGATTGCTTTGACGCTTTCAAGGAGGAGCGAGAGTGGGACCAACGTACCAGTACGCCGCCCGAATAGACCGCTGCATTGATGGCGACAGCCTAGAGGTAACGCTACAGCTTGGATTCTCAGTGGCCATATCTCAGCAGCTGCGGTTGTTGGGGGTCGATTGTGCGGAGAAAAGAGGCTACAGGGAAATGCCAGATCTCAAGAAGCTGGGGCAGTTGGCCACTAAGTTTGTCAAAGACACGGTCAAAGAAAAGGGCAAAGACTGTATCATCATCAGCCACAAAGACGGCAAGGGAAAATTTGGAAGGCTCTTAGCAGAGGTTTGGTGGCCCGACATGAAGGTAAGTCTGAATGATCTGTTAATCGATGAGCACCTAGGAGTCGCCTATCACGGCCAGAGCAAATCAGAAATTTATCAAGAGCACATTCGCTGCATGTGGTGGCATAAGACGGCAGGTAACATCGTATGACATTTTTAGCAGATGAGCTGGTGATTGAGGCGCAATTCAGTATCGAATGCGCTATCTCAACGTGCCGGCGATACAAGGCAGACGTCGCAATCATGCCGGACTTGGCAGTGATCGAATACAGCAAGGTCCAAGATCACGAGACGCCGCTGGAAATCATTCGTTACTCGGAGGTTCTTCAGCTCGATCCTTCCGATGACGCTCGGCAAATTCATTGAGCGATTCCCCAAACTTTTTCTGAAACCAATCTGCCCAAGTGCCGCCTTTGCGGGTTTTCTTAGTCCGTCGTGACCAGGCATAACGCGCAGCATAGTACTTGATTTCTTTTGCCCACTGCGCTTCACGGGCACGTTCTTCTGGCGTCATCAGGTCTTTGAGGTTCATAAAAAAGCCCCGGGCCTAGGAGATTTTTTTTGGCGCCGGGGCAAAGAGAGGGAACCGACCTCTCCCCTTCAGTATAGATCGTGTAGATCGAATTCGATACATGTCTCTGAGGATCCGTAAGGGAGCCACTCGCCCGTGCGTTGGCATTCCAGGCCAATGGACAACGCCTGCTCATTCTTGGCGTCGCCGTAGGCAATCGCTTCGTCACTGAGCGTGTACACGTTGAATGGGTACGGGTGAGCCTTCTCAATCGCCAGGAAATAGAATTGCTCAGCCACCAGGCCAACTGCCCGGGCGCCGGTCAAGTAGAACGCTGCCTGCTGGTAATACAAAAAGTTATTAATTGCGCTCTTGAAGCCTCGAGGTGACGCATCGCGGCAAGTCTTGAGATCCCAGACGTCCTTGCCGTCATACCAATCCATCCGCCCCTTGCACGGCTGTCCGTGCCATTCCCAGCAGATCACAAGCTCTACCTTGTCCTGGTCCCCGGGTATGTAGTCTGACAGTACGTGTCGCCTTTCTATACAGGTGTTATATAGATCTTCCTTGATCGGGGTCCGGTCGCCCAGACCCTCCAGCCATTCTGCATAAGCCTCTTTGCCAACCTTGGTGCGTCGATCGACAGCCGGCTCAATGGCAAACTCTTCATCAAACTTGTCGAGCTCAGAGAACACAGTGTGCTGGACGCGACCCTCGAGAAGCGCCGGCGATTCAGATATGTCTCGCTTGAACTTCCAGGTGTAAGGGCAGCGGATCAGCTGCGTGAGATCGTGAGATCGCCAGGCTTTGATAGAATCGTACTCGTCATACGACAAGTCCTCGTAGACACCGGGCTTAAAGTCCATCAGTGAGTAGACCTTTTAATTTTGCGAAACACTGGGCCAAGGCCCTTGAACTCACCGATCGGCTCTGAGTCTTCTCCCTCAGGTTCTTCTTTGGTGTCCTCGTCGGGGTAATACATGAAGACGCCCTCCTCGAGAGACGCCGAAATGATGAGCGTCTCTCCAGCATCCAAATCGCATTCAAACTTAACTTTCGCCATCAATTTCCGCCAGCAAACGCCTTGCGTACCAGATTAATTTGCGAATATCCTCAGCACCGCCTTTTACATCAGACCTCCAGATATACTTGACGATTTGACCTTGCAAGTACGACTCGAAGCCCTCTTGACCTAGCACTTCCTTGATAGCGTCAATGCACTCAATTTCACCGTTTTTGTTGTAGTGAGCCGGTGCATTCACATTGTTATATTTATCCACCAAATCTCCAATTGACGTAATTTTGCTACCCATCTTCAGCTCTTTAAAAAGGAATGTCATCTTCTGGCAGCGAGTCATTTTCGATAGGCTGTGGCTCAGACACGGCGGATGCAGCCTCGGCTTTACTCGCTTTCGCCAGGGCCGCTTGCATCTCGTAACAGGGCGGGATGGTTGGGCTCACGTCCTCAGAGCCATTGATACGGTTTTGAATGAAACGCGGAAGCGTATCGAATATGTCCACCATTTCTTTGGACTCAGGGCACATCTCGCCGCTGTACTCCTTGCAATATACATCCAGATCGAAGATCTGCAACTCGTTGTGTGTGGGCAGTTGCCGCAGCTCCTCTGTCTCTGCATCGAAAGCGGACGGTATATTGTGCACGTCAGTAACCTTGGCGTTGCCGCCCGATGTGAGGCCGACTGATACCTTGCACCCCTTTCCTAGGACAGAGGTAAGATCAAAGCTTTTCTTTTCTGCCTCATTGAGCGGACGGTTCATCCACGACGTCAAATGCTTATAAAACTTTGATCCTTCGTAAAGTGAAAAAGTATACTCCTTAAAAATCGACATGGGACGATCGTCAGCAGTCCTGCACTCAGGCAGCTCCCAGAAGAGGAAAAACTTATGCTTTTTGCTCACGATGCCCGAATAGTCATCGTCTGTAGTCCCAGCATCAATGAAGCGGTAGCACACCGCCTTGTGCATACCTTGTGGAACCTGCTCGTAGTCAGGCTGACTGGTCGATTGAGAAACTGTTATAGCCATAAATACTCTCCTTCATATTGAAAATCGTTACAACAGTGTGTAAAACGTAACACACAACGCAGGGATCACACAATATGGCAACGACGATAAAATCAAATATTAAAGACACGTCACGGCCTCTCAGCGGCGGCACACGAGCTGATTTCAGAGCATGGTTAGAGAGTCATGGGGTTCAGTTCAAATCCCATCAGGACATTGTGGAGAGCCCCCAGGTGGGCAGGGCGCACATTGAGGTCAATGGCGAGCTCAAACCCAACGTCTGGTACGTCTGCTGGTTCGATGACAATCCCTACGGGTTTTTTGAGCGGTGGGACACCAAGGAGCGGGTGGTTTGGCAGGATAAAAACAGGCGGTCCAGGCGGCTAACCGCCAAGCAAAAGAAAGAGATAGAGGACGCGAAGCTGCAAGCAAAGCAGGCTCAGCAGATCGAGAATACCCGCGTAGCCAAAAAAGCCCAGACCATGTGGGATAAAGCTAAACCCTGCGATCTGCACCCTTACCTTGAGCTCAAAGGTGTCCCCAGTTACGGTCTTAAGCAGCACAACGAGGCGCTTATGATCCCAGCGTACTCTCGGGATTGGCACGTCCAGACTTTGCAATTTATCAATCCCGACGGCACAAAAAACTTTTTAAAGGGCGGCAAGAAGAAAGGCGGGTTCTTCTGTATCGGCCGTGAACACATCGACACGTCACCTGTTATTAATTACGCGGAGGGATACGCTACAGCGGCCTCATATCACCAAGATACAGGCGAACCCGTTGCCGTGTCGTTCGATGCCGGTAATTTGCCGCCGGTTGCAGAGGTCATTTTTTCGCTGTATCCCCAAGCCAAACACGTCTTCATCGCGGACTTTGATGAGTCCAAAACGGGTGAGCGCTATGCCATACAAGCCGCGCAGCTGATACAGAAAAGGCAAGGGCAGGCAGAGGTGCTAATGCCGCAGTCCCCGGGCGATTACAACGACCACAGCCAGGCGATTGAGGGGGAGTTTCTGCCCAAGTTACAAGAGGTTGCGGTCCCCAACGCATTCGATTTTGAGCGCACAGAGCGAGGCAGAATGATGCACACCAAGCAGAATCACTTGGGCGTGCTGAAGGTCAACAACATTAGCGTGTTCTATGACGTCATCAAAAAGCGCATGAACATTACGATCCCAGATACCCACTTCATCGCCGACCTTGAAGAGGATGCGGCCGTCACAGAGATTGAAGACCGCTGTATTCAGCTCGGGGTGCCGCACGATCGGGTCCGATTCAATCTCAAGCTCCTGGCGCAGGAGAGCAACCCGGTGGCGGAGTGGATCGAGAGCAAGCCTTGGGACGGCACCCCTAGGCTCCAGGCTCTCATGGATACGGTGGACGCGGATGACAACGTGCTGAAGGGTATGCTGATGAAGAAATGGCTGATTAGCTGCGTTGCAGCAGCTTGCGGTCCAGAGGGCATCAGTAGCGAGGGTATCCTAGTGTTTGTCGGAAGACAGGCATTGGGCAAGACGCGGTGGATGAAGACTCTAGCGCCCAACAGCGATTGGCTTTTAGAGGGCGCCACACTCAATCCAGGCGATAAGGATAGCGTGAAGCAGTGCGTAAGCCACTGGATTTGTGAGCTGGGAGAGCTCTCGAGCACGTTTAAGAAGGCGGACCTAGACCAGCTAAAGGCGTTCATTACCAAGAGCCATGACGAGCTGCGACTGCCCTACGACCGCGGGTTCTCGCGGTATCGACGGCGCACGGTGTTTTATGGGAGCGTGAACGAGAACGAGTTTTTGAGCGATAGCACTGGCAACCGGAGGTTCTGGGTGGTGCGCGTCAAGAACATCAATTACAACCACAAGCTAGATATGCAGCAAGTGTGGGCAGAGGTGAAGAGCCAGCACTATGATGCCGGAGAAGGCTGGTTCCTGACCGGGCATGAGCGGGAGCTCTTGAATGAGTCGAATGAAATGAGCCGCACGCAGTCAGCGGTTGAAGACCTGATCCTGCAGCAAGTCAACTTTGATTCTAGTCTTACCAAAGGCGTACAGATGACGCAGCTGCTGCGTGACCTAGGCATGCGCAATCCGCGGGTAGCAGACTTTAAGGAGGCGGCGCGAGTATTTAGTAAGTTCGGCATCGAGCCCAGGCGCTCAAACGGCAAAAAGATCTACGACCTAGACTACGAACCGATTGAGGATCGAGAGATCCAGGCTGGTAATCGATGGGGAGAGTGAGGGTACAACTACGGCGTCAGTGTGCCCTTTTGGGCGATTTCGGTAAAAATGGGGGATGTGCTAAGCAAATGGCGTTTTACAATTGTAAGCTTAGCGAGCAGTTAAAAATCGATAGATTGGGCGTTGACGTACACTGGTTGTACACTGTTTGCTGCTCTGGAGGCCGCATAAACGCTAAGGTA